GGCGCACAACCTTCAGCAATGTTAATCCCACCAATGTCAGTGTTATTAGCCGCTGTTGCGCTGTATTCGCTAATCTTGTTCTTTGCCATGATTACTGTCCTCGACGAGCTTGATACATCAAGTTATAGGCTCTAGGGTCAAATGCTTGTGGGATAACCGTTTCAACGCCAGCAGGTAAGCGAGATAGCAATCCAGTGCCATAAGCAGCCTCACCCATCAACCTAGGAGATGACGCAAGCAATGATGCCGTAGCTAGAGGAACACCACCAGCCTGAAACGCTCCTAATGCCGTTAATGGAGACGTAGCCCTTTGAATACCCATCGGAGTCCAATCCGATAAAGCCTGACCAGCCAACGCAGGGAAAATGTCACTACCAGCCGCGCTTAACTCTTTGCCCAAGCTGACTCTTTGACCAAAATTAGTATTTACGTTCTTACGCATCAACGACTGAAGTTTCCTTATTGCAGTCTCAGCACTTGCTTTTTGACCTAACGACAAAGAACGCTCAATCTCTTTAATAAGCTCAGAAGCCTCCGAATACTCTCTCATTACTTTAGAGTAAGTAGGCGCTTGCTTGGTAATCTCTGACTTTACAGAATCGTAAACACCACCAACAGCTGCCCTAGCTTGTTTCTGCTCGTAAGGGATACTCTCTAAGACATCACCAATCTTTTGCTTTAGCGCGTCAAGACCTTCTGGTGTATGGAAATCAGTAGGATTCTGAGCCTTCCAATCGTCAACAATATCCTTGACTGTCTGCAACTCTGCTGCTGCTCTTTCGTTAATGACCTTGCCTTTGTAAACAGTCTTGTTCTGAGCAGTATTTACAGCAGAATCAATACCCTTAAAGTCGAGTACAGTCTTATCGCCCTTGATATTGACCATGCCAGAACGATACTGAGCCTGTTTAGCTTGGTTCATGTTGGCAAGATTCTGCTTTGCCATATCAAGAACGTCAGTCATTGGCGCAGTACCAGTAATGTTTGACCGGAACTGCTCAAGAGCCGTACCGCCTTCTCTACCAGCCCGATAAGCTTGCTTAAATGCCTCAGTACCAGCACCCGTAGTCATGCCCAATACCGGAGCAACAGCCTTTCCAGCGGCTCCAACAGTCTTAGCAGTTAGCGATAACGGATCGACCATAGATGCAGCTTTACCCAACTTAGGAGAAACAGCACTACCACCAGTTAGAACAGCCGAAACATCTGACAAGAAGCCAGCAGGATCGTTAGCAATCGTTCTCTTAGCCTGTTCTACCCCACCGTAACGCTGTACATACATTTGCCCAACTTTATTAGCGACTTCTCTTGACGCTTTATCTTCACCAATCGCTTGAACAACGCTCTCAGGCAATGCGTTTTGCAACGCTCCAGCACCAATGTCTAGCATTGTCTTACCAGTTTGCAATGGACTAGTTACAGCCTCATACGTTCCCATTAATACATTTTTTAGGGAACTAGGGAAATTCTTTACAGCCTGACTAACAAGCTCCTTTCCACCCATAGACTCACTTTGTCCTACAGGACGAGCAGTAGATAGATCAAATGGCATTATTTGACCTCCTTAAACTTTGTTCTGTCTGGACTTACCCAAGCCTTATTCCCTTGAGCATCAGTGTTTAGCGTCCAATCTTTCCCAACACCTTCAGGACGAGCAGCGGCAACAGGAATTTCAGGAGTTTTCTTCTGCTTCAGTACGATATTGTTAGGGTTCAGGTTGTACGACTTCGCAAGATCAACATACTGACCGCTAATCTGATTAAAGGTATCTTCAGCGGCTTTATACGCAAGTTCAGCGGCTTTCTTAAAGTCAGCACGTTGAGCAGGGTTCAATCTTTCACCATTCTGCAAACGCTGCAAATAGTTACCCATCAGATCAATCGCACCAGTAGCAGCCATAGCCATACCTAATTCAGACTCTCGAACAACAGAACCCGGATCAAGCAACTTCATAAACTTGGTCGCAGCAGCCAAATCGTTAGCAGCAGAAGGATTGTTTAGCGCATTAATAACTTGCTTATGAGCAGTCTGAACAGTCGAGAACTCTTTAATCGCTGGCAATCCTGAATATTCCTTACGCAGATCAGTCTCAGACGTTAATCTAAATTCAGAATCCTTCTTGCGGATGTCAGAAATAGCGCTCTGTATCTCAGAGGCAGTCATGCTAGGAGCGTTTAAGTTCAAAGAGTCAACCATGCCTTTTAGCATTGGGTGAACACCCTCAAGGCTTGCACTTACTGAATCTGCTAATTCTTCCTGACGAATCAACCCTCTCAGGTTGTCTGCTTCTTCTCTAGCTGCTTTTGCTCTATCTGTATTACCAACATTAGAGAAATACGTCTGAGCAGCTTCAGCCTCTCTTAATTGACGAGCGTAACGAGATTGTGGCTTTACAACTTCCACAGGAGGAAGTTTCGTAGTTGCCGCTGGTTCCACTGGAGCAGTCTCCATAGGAACAGCAAACGTTTCAGGCTGACCACTAAATGCTGGTAGATTTTCAGGACGCATCCCTTCAATCATCGGCTGTGCTGGTGGCGCAGCAGGAACAGGTGGAGCCTCACCCATTAGGGAAGGCTGCTGAATGCCCCTAGCAATCTTAGTCTCCTGAATATTCATGTATCTTTCAAGAGCTTTATCAGGATTAGCTAAGAAATAAGCCTTCAACGTAGGATTATTAGCAACTTCAGGCGTATTCATAAGTTCTTGCATTGCCTGTCTAGCCTGTTGCTGTCTCTCTATATCCCGACGGGCTTGTTGTATCTTCTGCACATCTGCCATCTGACCGATACCAGCCTGATACGTCTGACCTGCACCTGAAAAGCCTTGAGCAGCAGCCGTTAAGATGTTCTGTAGCGCAGAACGAGGATAACCACCGCCACCCATTCCTTGAGCCAAGGCAGCACCGAAACCTAGCAAGCCAGCTAGGTTAGAGCGTTTCTCTAGTGAAGCCTGTTCCTGTGGACTCAACAACCCTTGATAAGCAGTCGGAGTGCCACCAAAAATATTAGGAATGTAATCTTCTATTGCCATAGATCACCTATAACAGACTAAATTGAGGAACTGCCGATTGATATTCCATAGATGGAGCAGACGGTATCGGGTTGCCTCTTAGTAAACCGGGGTTTACAGGTGGTTTTGGCGTCAATTCTTGTTGTGCAGTATCAACAGCCAAGTTCATAGCAACCGGATTTTCTTTCCCAAACTGCGTGAACGATTTAGGCACTTGCTGTAAGGTTGACATCAGGCTAGGAGCAGCCATCGCTTGACCAGCAGCCGTATTGATAGCACCCATACTAGCCGCAGGAGCAGCAGCAATATTTGCAGCCTGAGCCGCACCAGCAGCCCCACTAGCAGCACCGCTAGCAGCACCAAATATGCCGCCACCCATACCGCCCAACAAAGCGCCAGTAAGAGGATTCCCGCCCCTAGCAGCAGACGTTATGCCGCCTAACGCAGCACCTATCATCATTGGCGCCCCCATTATTTACCCCCCGATGTAGCTGTCTTAGTCTCTAATGGAGTTCCTTGGAAAATGTCGGTCGCTTTTTTCAAGAAATCTAAAGGCAATTCTTGTGCTTTTATTCTGCCCATAATTGCATCTCTGTCGTAAGCCTCACGACCCTGACCAACCTGCAATAGACGCTGAATATCGGCGTAATCCTGAGCAGCCAATGAAGGAGCCAACTGAGCAGCCTGAGCCTGTCTCGCTAGGTCAGCAGAAGTGATGTCAGAAGCAGCACTCAAAGCACCTAGACGAGTCCTTAGAGCCGCTTGCTCACCTGCTGACAGACCGCTAGCACCTGCAAAGCGATTCGCTATAGCCTGTTGCTCTAGGTTGCCTAAACGACCCATAGCGGCTTCTTGAGCCTGACGCTCTAGTTGGTAATTCTGGAGATAAGCCTGTTGATTTTGTTCTGCTAACGCTCTCGCTAAGATATCCTGAGATTTAGCCGTTTGTTGCGCCATCGCACCAGAACCATAACGACCAGCAGCAGCAGCCTTAGCCTGTAAGTCCTTCATGCTCTCGCCAAAAGACTCGCCAGCCAAACGGTTAGCTTGAGATAAAGCGCCCTTTAGGAACTCGCTACCACCACCTAGATAAGCACCGCCAGCAGTTGATTTCGTTAGCCGAGCAGCCTCAGACTCCGGCTGACCTTCCATCATGGAACGATAGAAACCAGCAGACGGATCGTAAGCGCCCATCCCCATAGCCTCGATCTTCCCGGCATAAGGGTTTGAGTAGCTCATTTGTTGAGCTATGACATCTTGAGCTTGCCGAGTCAACGGAGAACCAGCTAAAGCCCTCTGTTCAGCCATTGACATAGCTTGCTGAGTTGCAGCAGATGGACCAACCGCTAGGGTTTCTGGCAAAGCACCCGTACCCTGATAGAGTCGCTTGGCTTCTTCTAAGCCAAATTTAAGAAACGGCTTAAATTCCGGGTCGATTTCCGTTTTAGTTTCGCTTCCACCGCCACCCATATTACACCTCGCTAATCCATTCTCTAGGACGGAATCCGTAAGCCTTAGCCCTACGATTCCACCCCGGACGATGACTTGAGAAACTTAAATATTTGATATTAGCTTCTCTTGCCATATCTTTGGTAAATTGTAAACCTTTTTCCACCAACTGATAATCATTTTCTAACGTCCAAGCCGCCCAAACATGGAGCTTTTGGTTGATTGGCTGTAGTACAAAGTACCCTGCAAAATGACTATCTTTTAACGCTACATATAAAAACGATTTACTGTTCCAGCAGTCTGCGTAAACATCCTCTGGTATCCAGTTTTCAGGACTGCGCTTCTTTATTTCCTCTAGTCCGGGCTTGACGCTCATCCACCATTGTCTGAGTTGGTCAGGCTCGATAAATTTGAATTCAATCATCCGACGATAATGTACCCATAAGTTTTGTCTGCCGTACTGTTAGCCCAATGACTGACAGTCGCCTCACCTTGCTGCTGGCTTGAAACGTAAAGATTCGTTGTAGCCGATGGCGCAGCATAGGATACCGTAACAATAGCACTAGGAACTGACGGACGAGTAGGAGATGTACTCGTATCAAAATGCTCTAACGAAACACCAGTGTTAGTCGTTCTCCACATAATTTCGGCATAATCACCTGCGTTCATTTCTAAAAAGAAATTCATCGCAGCAATTAAGTGAGACGGATCACCAGTGCCTCTGCGTGTTGGTAAGTGGAATCGGCTATTTGAACCAGCTACATCAGACCCATTCTTACGGAACCAAATATCTACGTCTTGACCATCATTTGACGTATTTTTGTATTGTAAAGAAAACTGAATGTTGTAAATTCCATAATTCCTAACATTAAGCCTAGAACTATTGGAAACATAAACTCCATTGGAATAATCTGTTGTATTAAAGTTAACTGCATAGGCTGTAGTCGTGTTTGCAGCCGTTTGGTCTGTGGAGTCCTGAAACGCCCCATAGGGAGCCGAATCAGCCTCGGCAGCATTAGATACCGGAACAAAGAAAATAAGGCTGTCGTTGCCTATACGACCGTCGTACAGGGTTGTTGTAACCGCATTGCCTGTCGCTAGGGTCAGAAGTCCTGAGTTATTCGTCTTTCCGTCCATAATGCCACGAACAACCTCAGCAACATCACGCTCTGAGGCTCCAAATGGCGGTAATGTGCGAAATTGACGAGTCATCGATCACCAGCTTTCGTTACATCAACATCAACAGCCACCACAGTACGCCAATTACTACCCGTAGGACGTACCTTTACCCTGTGATAGTTACCGCTAGACCGAACAGATACCCGATTAATCGAGTCTGGAGAGGCATAATCCGTAAAAGTAACGTTATCTTGGAGCAATACTCGACCAGATACCGCTACATCGCCACTACCATTGTCAACAATCGGCTTAACTAGGGTCATTAAGCTTCTGCCGATGTCTAAATCGTTCGTCGTAACAGAGGCTTCAGCATAATCGCCCGTAAATCCGTACACTTTTTGACCGTAAACCGCTGCTAAGAACCAAGTTCCACCGGCATAAGCTCGGTCATCTAGCGTAATCGACGCAGCATCAATTGATGGCAACGATAAAGTACAGTTACTCGTCGTAATCGTGCCTGAATCTACAGTCGTAAACGTGAAACTGTTGTCATCAACCTTAGTAATTTGATAAAACCCGTCAGCAGCACCGCCAGACGTTGCGTCAAAGTAAACATAGGCATTAGTATTTAGCCCATGATTGTTTGCCGTTACTGTAACGGTCGTAGTTGTACGAGTGTAAGTACCTGCTAATGTATTCGTTCCCGGCGTAATCGAGAGTTTATCCAATGCTTCTAGGGAAGCCGAAGAAGTCACCACATAAGAGATAGACTTAACGTCAATCGTTGAGTAAGACCAGCGATTTAGCTTCTGGCTGTAAATAAGTAATTTGTTACCTGCGGCTGTTGGAACTACCCAAATAATCAGCGATCTCACAGGGTCAACCGTTGCACTCATCTCGTTAATTACTTTGCTAATCGAGACATTCTCAAAGAACCAACGATCAACCTTCTCAGCACCAATCGGGGTGACTGTCTGACCGTTACAAGCATAGAAACCATCGTCCGCTAGAAAGTAGGTAATCCCTGATAACTGAGCAATCGAGCCGTTAGCGATACATCCCAAAGACCGAGAAATAGCATCAAACTGGAAGAAGAACGGGCTACCAGCATATGTCATCCGGTAAATCGCCTTTTCCAAGAAGATCAGCCCATATTCACCGCCAGCAATACCAGTAATATCACCACCGTCAGGAAGCACCTGAGCATCAGCTTGGGCAGCTAAGGATGGAGTCCAAACAGTCTCGTTGTTAATATCCGACCAGTAAACCTTAGATTCCTCGCCAGCAACGTTAGCCGCTACAACGAAATCTCGGACAACTGTGACAAACTTGGCAATAGGCGCATCAGCGGCTAGGTCTGCAAATGCCGTACTCGAACCTAAGTCGTAAGCCTGTAGCTTAGAGTTACCGTCAGCAGCGATAACCACAGCACCAAACTGCGTCACATCCCATGCCAAAGCCGAATAACCGCCAGCCTTACTAACATCAGTATATGAGTTGTTTGACGTATCGAACTTGTACAACTTAGAAGCACTAGCCGCAAACAAGACATTCTGACCGCCATACTTACCACCAAAACAAGTCAGCAAAGTCTCGGAAGCCTGAGTCTCATCGTTAGGATAAGGCTCAATATTTGGGATAGGCGCATAGCCACTAGCAACCGGATAACAGTTCACCGCATCCGATACCGCTTGAACGATACTCGGCTGATCCGGTAGCCACTCACCAAAGTTTATTCTTGTCGTTGCCATGTATCACTCACCGGAGAAACTTTCGTCCATTCTTCACCGTAAATCATGCCTTCAGCAGTAACCACAGCCCTAGCACTGATTGACCCTACAGCACTCGATCTCGTAACACCACCAACGCAACGAACGTCAGCCTCAGCAGTAATAGCAGCAGATGCCAAAACAGCATTATTCGCTATCGCTGTAAATGTTCCTACGCCAACGATCTGAGCAGACGCAAACTTAGCCGTTCCACCTAAAGCCGTGACTGTAGCAGTGCCTACAATAGCCGCTACAGCAGACCTAGAGTAGCCTCCTAGTGCAGTAACTACGGCTCTACCAGTAACCGATGCTGAACCCTGTATAGCCCCCTCAGCAGCCGTTACAACAGCCATACCGAGGATTGCACCAGAAGCATTAACCGTCTTAGTTCCAGCCGCAGTAACTAACGCTCGACCGTTAATCGCCCCTGACGCTGTGACAAGCGTAGTAATGCTATCTTCAGATATTGCAGCAGCAGATAACGGTAGGAATCCAAGCATTTAAGCCTCTACTATCTCGACCCAAGATGTCGTTGCCTCATCCCATGAGTACATCTTTCCATCGGTAGGCATTGCTACTGGTGGTTGCCATTGAGCATTAGCGTCTAATGTCCACGATGGATAAGGCTGCGGAGGAACAAAAGCATCAATGTCTGTTTGATAAGTGTAGCCGATTCCAGCGTAATTCTTACGGAAATTACCGTTATAACTGGTCTGTTTCCAATTCCCACCAAACACACGCTCGCAAAAGGCTGCGCCTATGTATTCCTTCTCAACACCATAAGCATCGCTTGTGTCTTTGTTATCAATAACGATAACTTGAGTCACAACGTTATTCTCATCAAGTTGGGCAAAATGTGCCATTACGCCTCCAATTTCAAACCTGTCAACGACATCTCATCCCCAACAATCCCAACCGGGAACGTATTAAAACTCATGCTAATGCGGACATCTTCACCTTGAACAGTCGGTACGTTATGATCAAGCGACGAAGGAAACAGGATTAGCCGCCCTTTTACCGCCTCAAACCACCACGATTCAGAGTTATACAAATTCCAGTTTTCAGGTGGAAACTTAATTTGCTGCCAGCCTGAACGATAAAAGTAAATACGGTCATCAGAGTTGGTATTCAGATAGAACACGCCTGAAACGAAACTATTTGGATGAGCGTGTTTGTGATGCCACTGACCTTGCTCTGAATAGTTAAACCAAGACTGAGTTATCCGTAAATCAACGTCATGTTTTGGATCGCTTGTTGCCTTGAAGTATTCAGCAACGCAACCCTCTACCCAATCCCGCAAAGAAGTCATCAACGGATCACGCAGCACAAAGTTGTTTACGCTAGTCGTATTGCCTTCATTTGCTCTAGTTTCCTGACCACGAACGAACAATAGTTCCTCATCGGTAAATTCTCGATTTAAGTCGAACATACCGATTGGCGTAGGAAACAGGTTGTGCATATTCATGCGAGTGCCTTTTCTAGTTCTTCTTTCTCTTGCTTCTGCTGCTCTAGCTGCTCAGGTAGCCAAATTGTCGGGATGCTTTCCTCAAACGCTTTGATCTTGTCCATTACCCAGTAGACCTCCTCAATGCTAGGGCAAGGTCTAGGATCATCCCAACGGGTGAAGACGTTGTTGCTGATCTCCCATTTAGCACCCGGACGAAGCATCTGCATTGCAACGTCGATGCCGTAGAAGCGGTAGATTTTTTTCATAGTTATGAGTTGAGTTTGATAATTACGATGCCAGAGCCGCCGTTACCGCCATTTGTTCTTACGCTGCTTCCGCTACCACATTCGCCTCCTCCACCACCGCCTGTATTTGCAGTACCGCTTGTGGCTGCACTTACATTTACAAAACCTCCATTACCGCCTCCTCCTGAGCCACCAATACCGGCTGACGTAGCAGATGTCGAACTGGAAGTCGAACCGCCACCGCCGCCAGCATAGTAGGTAGAAACACCAGTAATGGAAGATTGCAAACCAATACCACCGTTTCCGCCGTTTTCTGCGTTTGGCGTATTGCCTACACCAACTCCTCCTGCACCACCGCCGCCACCGCCGCCATCGTTAGTCCCATTGTGTTGCCCACCATCATTCCCTTGTCCGGCAATGCCAGTTCCAACAGTTGTTGTGTCATAGGCTGACCCCGCCCCCGATCCACCATTCGTTAAAGTACTAGTGCCTGACCAAGCCGCCCTACCACCACCAGAAGCCGTTACACTAGAGAAAACAGAGTCTGCTCCTTTTGTTCCATTAGCTGCAGAAGTCCCACCAGTGCCGCCAGCACCAACAGTAATGGTGTAAGTAGTGCCAGCGGTTACGGATAAACCAGAACCGACAAGCATTCCACCTGCACCGCCGCCAGACGTTCCTGTTGAAGACGCTTGCCCACAACCACCACCACCACCACCAGCCACGACCAGATAATCAACGCTGGTCACACCTGTTGGGCAAGTCCATCGAGATGAGGCTTTAAAGGTGAGAACACGGTTGGCTGGTGTTTCGTACTTGATGATGACGATGCCAGAGCCGCCGGAACCAGCGGTAGCTGCATGAGTTCCGCCACCACCACCGCCAGTGTTTGCTGTCCCCGGACTCCCATTACCAGCGGGACTGCCACCAGCACCTCCAGCGCCGCCCCCGCCTAACCCCCCAACGCCAGCCACAGAACCTTGACTTGTCCCCGCGCCGCCACCGCCTCCAGCATAATAAACAGAAGAACCAGAAATGCTTGAGGCAGTCCCGTCACCACCATCGCCAGATTTTCCGGGTGCTGGTGTATTAGTAGCATTAGCCCCTACTTCGGAAGCACCACCACCACCGCCGCCGCCGTAGTATGGGGCAGCAACTCCGGCTCCACCATTGCTACCTTGCGATGGGCTAGTGCTTGGCGTGTTTCCTGTGCCGCCAGTCGTATTCACATAATACCCACCACCACCAGAGCCGCCAGAACCGGCAGCAGTAGACGGATAATCGCCGCCATTACCACCACCAGCAGAAGTTATAGAAGAAAAAACAGAATTACTCCCGCTAGTAGCTACCCCTCCACCAGCACCCACTGTGACTGTATATGTCGTTCCGGCGGTAACTGACAGTCCAGTGCCAGTTCTAAAACCTCCTGCTCCTCCTCCGCCACCAGCGCCATCACCGCCGCCACCTCCACCAGCAACTACTAGATAGTCAACCTGCGTCACACCATCAGGGCAAGTCCACGACCCGCTGGATGTGAAGGTTTCGATGATGGTTAATGCCCCGCCGCCGACAACACGACCAAGCAGCATTGCCATAATTCCACTCATGTCACGTTCCCTGAGATGACGCAGACAGTGCCGCTAATGAACAGGATTGTTGCAACGCCTCGAGTAGCCAACGTAACGCTAGCTTTATCGGAATCTGTACCAGCTATGTATGCTGTCGTAATGGTGCAGGTAATCGTTATATTGCCTGTCGTATTGTTAAAAATAGAAATTACGTCACCCTCAGCAAATGTTGCATCAGGAATCGTAATCGAGCCACCAGAGCCAAGTTGAACGTACTTACCGACATCACCAACGGCTAACGTATAAGAACCTGTCTTAGTACCAACAGCAGGGATATTTCGATAGCCAATAGTGAAGGTTTCATCAGGAACAGTAACCGTTCTATTAGCAGATAACGTCGTTGGCGTTAGCGTCGCAGCATAGGAAGATGTACCGCCAGCCCTACCAGCAATAACGATAGCATCCTGTGTTGACGCAACCTCAGAACGAATAGCATTAGAAGCTCTAAATGTCTGAGCAGCCGTAAATGTCTGTGCAGCACTCGTTATAGCAGCAACATCAGCCGCATACGTTACGAATACGTCCTTAGTGCCAGCACCGAAATTAACAGCGTTATTACTGTTAGATGATTTCAGTACCGTAGTACGAGCTAACGTACCCGTTCCAACAGTACCGAGACCAACTTCCCAATCTGCACCGAGAGTAATTGTGTAATAGCAAGTATTACCATCGCCAATCGCCGATCCGAAAGTACGAAAGCCCGTTACTGCACCGTCCAAGGTTAATGTGCCTGTGCCGGTCGTGGTGGACGTTTCCCGAACTCGGTCAGCAATTACGAGTGCCATAAATTACTCCAGAGTTACGGAAAGGTTGCCTGTCGAGATTGTGAACACGTCACCAGAAGCAATCGACTTAGACGCATCCAAGGCTGTGTAATACAGCAGGTTGCCGCTAGTTGACGCATCCAGAATACCAACGTGAGTCACAGTACCCCATGTGCCAGTAGCAGTCGGGAATGTTACCGATGCACTATTCGTTGATACACCGTTGCTAGGCGCACCAAACGTTACCGCTGTACGAGCGTAGGAACCACCAGATACCTCAGTACCAGTGTTGCCTTCACCCGGATCAGTGGTGTAAAGACCTACATAAACCGTCGCAGGGCTTGTGTAGCTTGTGTTGCGGAGAGTAGCGTTAATCAACGCGTCCTCTAGGTAGTTCGACATTTCAGCCATGATTTACCTCACGTTATAAGACATAGACATAGGTTGACCACTATACTCACTTGCTTGGTCGGACGTAGAGATAGAATCAATCGCCCTAGAATACAAGGAAGCCCAAGTCTGCACCCTTGCATCATTCATCAAATACGGCTCTGCCTCTGCCAAAGACGCATATAGCAACGCATCAGGCACATAAGCCAAGAATACGTTACTAGCTGTCGAATCTGATAATACAGGAGGCTTGGCGTAATACAACATCTGCGCCGTATAAGACGAATCTGGAACCGGAGCTAACTGCATCTCCGCACCGAGAATAGTGTAATCAATGGGCTTGCCGCCATCCGTTACCCGAGACTCCTGATAAAACGAGTTAGGAGCCTTGTAACGTAGCGTAGTAATCGGAGTCGTGTTGAGATGAATATCTCTCATCTCTAAGAAGTCGGTAGGCAATCCAAGTGTTGAATCGCCACCCGTTGTACTTGCTGTAGCTACCACTAACATCTGACGAATTCTTAGGTCTCTCTGCAACCTAGTCTCAGCCAGACGGATAAAGTCCGGAATAACTGAAGTCAGATCACTACGAGCCAGATAGTTAGCTATCGTTGTTTTTAACTCGCTATAGGTCGTAAATGCCATGTTATTCCTCTAGCTGCTCAAAATCTTTCCAACCGTATTCGTAAGTGCCGATGTGCCGGAT